ACAGACTGACAGAACATCTGAATACTGTGGACGATGAAGCACAGGAGAGAATGGATATTCTGGTGCGTCAGATGATGAAGAGGCAGGGCATTACAGAAGAATTGAAAGCTTGTGATCAGATGGAATGTGTCAGAGCGGTAAATGGTATTCGTAATATGGCAGAAGAGATTGTGTTAAAAGAATTGGTGTATATTTAAAGTGTGGAAAGCTCCTTCGGGAGCTTTTCGTTGATTATAGAAAATTTAAAGATGATAAAGTGTAAGGTGGAGGTAAAATTATATGAGAGATGATTTTTCACAAAGAACAAAGGATTTGTTAGCTAATAGAGTTGGATGGAAATGCAGTAATCCTAATTGTAGAAAAGCAACTCGTGGAGCAGGAACAGGAAAAGAGAATATCATAAATATTGGAGTTGCATCTCATATTACAGCAGCTTCTAAAGGCGGACCAAGGTATGATGAGAACATAACGTCTCAAGAGAGAGCATCAGCAGAAAATGGAATATGGTTATGCCAGTCGTGTTCAAAATTAATAGATTCAGATGTGAATAGATATACGATTGCTAAATTGAAAAAATGGAAGGAAATTTCAGAGCAAATGGCAGTTCTTGATTTGGAAGAAGCAACAGCAGAGGAGCAACATGAAGATAAAGAACTTATAAAGTTCTTTGTGCAATGTTTTGATCGTCCAGCATTTCAGGATAGAATATATCAAGAAGGAAGAATGGAAGATTTTGATAAGGCTATTGAGGATACTATTATCGCTTTAAATACGGGAGTTCTTAGAACCAGAGACGGAAGTATCTTAAAAAAAGCAGACGGAAAATCGTCTGTTGTAAATATAGAGTGGCGGGAGAAGCTTAATACAATTTGTGATATGTTGGTTGCACTAAGAAAACGATTAAAAATTGCAAAAGACACTATGTATAAAGGGATTGGTACTATGGATTGTGCATATAGCAGGGGAGCCTAAGGGCTCCCAGACAGGAGGCAGAAATGTTACAGAGAAAGATTTTAAGATACAAAGTGATGGATGCACATAGAACTCTTGTAAAAGAGGGAAAGCTCTTAGAGGCTAGAGAGATACTGAGATTACTTAGAAAAGGTCATATTAAATTAGGGCTGGATGATGTGAGCTGGAATGTAGAGAGTTTGTGTGAGAAATTAGGATGTAAGATTTTTTATAGCAGTAGAGGATATACAGCGGAGGTTAAGTTATGAGTAATAACAATATGGTTTATATCAGAACTGATAAAAACGGTACAAAGATTTACCATGATTATACTTGTCCTAGATGTGGAGGAGCTGGCGGAGCGGATCAATGGATTTATACAGGGTGGACTTGTTACGAGTGTGGAGGAACTGGTAGAGTTAGTAATCCTCAGATCATTAAAGAATATACTCCAGAGTATAGAGCTAAGCTGGATGAGAGAGCTAGAAAGAGAGCAGAGGCTAAGAGGGCTAAGCAGGTAGATGAGTTTAATAACAATCGTTTAGCAATAGCTGAGAAATACGGATTTAATCCAGAGGGTAAGATCTATGTAGTAACAGGTAACACCTATGAGATCCGTGAGGAGCTTAGGGAGGCAGGAGCAAAGTATAGAGGAGGGATTAACTGGTATTTCTTAGAGAAACAGGATAGATACCCTACAATAGAGCTTAGTTATGAGGAGTGCCTTAATATTTATCCAGAGTACGGTACAATGAGCTGGAAAGACCTTACAGAGGTACAGGCAGTACTTAACAGTAAGATCCCTACAGAGGAGGATCCTAGCCAGTATGTGGGGCAGGTAGGAGAGAGGTTAGATCTGGTAGTAACTTTTAAGAAAAGATCTACTTATGAGATCCCTAGCTATGCAGGATGGGGTACAGATACGGTAGGGATCAATGTATTTAGAGATGATGCTGGTAACTGTTTTATCTGGAAAAGCACCTCAGCATTTTTTAACATAGCGGAGGGATCGCAGGTAAGATTGAGAGGAACTGTAAAGGAGCATAGCGACTATAAAGGCACTAAGCAGACTATATTACAGAGATGTAAAGTGGATGCGGTAAAATTATAAAGACAAGGGAGGAGTTAATTAACTCCTCCATAAGGAGGGCTAAGAGATGAGTATACATGGAGTAAATGCTAGACAGCTCCAGATAATAAGTATCCTTAAGGAGGCTAAGTGTACAAACACAGCCGAGCTACAAGAGGAGTTAGGAGTATCTAGGAGAACGCTTAGAACGGATATAGCGTATTTAAAGAGAGTGTATCCAGATAAGTTAATAACCCATAGAGGCAGGTATACAGGCGGTTTAGAGTGGGTAGAGTAGGAGGAGCGTATGGATCTAATAGAAAGAGTAGAAAGCTATAAGGTAGTGTTTAAGGAGTGTAAAGCTCTGGAGCCTGTTAGTATGGCTCTGGCAAAGGGCTATAAATCCGCTACACCTCTCCAGAGATTAGAGATAATCAGAGAGCTAGATACAGAGCTGGCGGAGGTATACAGCGTAGAGATCCCTGTTATTACAGCGTGGGTAAGGGATGATAACTATGTACACTCTACAAAGGAGATTTTCTTAGGGGAGCCCTCCTTAGAGGGTTTTCTCCATCAATTTAGGCATCACTTACAAAATAAGGCAAGGGAGCCACAGTATAAGTATTTACTGGTAGAGAATGATCCTAAGGCGGATTACAGGATCCCTTATAAGGATTGTGTGTATAGGATGTATGGAGAGGATGATGCTAGAGCGTGGGCTAGGATGGTTATTGAGTTAGCCTCATAAATGAGTTATAATATAGCCACTATACAAAAGGCGGTGGCTATTATGAAAGAGAGCTTAGGATCATTTTGGGATGCGTGGGAAAAGGAAACGGAAATAGAAGAAAAGAAAGTAAAGGATATGCAGGATAGGATACATAAACAGTATTTAGCAAATATGCAGGAGGAAAAGCAGATGAAACAGGAACAGATTAAGAAGATGCAGAAAAGGTATAATTTTTCTATCGAGGATGAGCGGATCCAGATAGCCTTAGAGAGGCTGGAGAGCTTAGCAGTAGATAGATTTAGGAATTATGATTACATGGCTCAAAAGAGCTTTGATGATGTATGGTGGAGCGTGTTACATGAGGTAGATCTGTATGAGGAGGGAGAAGAAACTGAGTTTAGATCTGTAAGGAGTGTTGAGGCTACTAAGAAGTGGTTAAAGAGTTTCTCTCATTTATGTACAGAAAAGGTACCAGAGGAATATAAGGCAGAGGAGGTAAAGTAATATGAAAATCGGAGTAAGAAAACCTAGCCTTAAAAAGGCTATCAAAGCAAGTACCACAGGTAAGGCTAAGAGGGCGGTAAAGAAAGCAGTTAATCCTCTGTATGGTAAAAAGGGTGCAGGGCTAGCAAAGAACCCTAAGAGAGCTGTAAAAAATGCTGTGTATAAGAAAACCACAGTAGGAGTAAAAGATTTACTCAAATAGGAGGGCTTAATGGATGAGCGTATAAAAGAGCTGATAGATTATATAAAAATGTTACAGGTAGCCTTAGAGTGTAGCACAGATCCAGAGGATATAGAGGCGGATAATTTAATGGATGCTATCTGGGAGAGTAAGATGGAATTAAAAGAGCTGGGATATGCTGGCTGGGAGGATTTATAGGAGGTATCTATGGATAATGAAAAGCAGAAACAGGAGGTAATAGACTTTCTGGAGAATACCTACACAGGGGCTAAAATGATGGGAGATGAGGAGGTAGGATAATAAGGATAAACTACCTAGCAATATGTTTTCACAGTCTTATAAACCTCTTGTAGAGGCGTTTGATAAGGCTACTCCAGTTATCGGAGATAAGGCTAAAAAGCTCTTTGAGGATTTTGCTAAAGAGTGTGATATAATATATAAAGAGAAACAAGAAGCCTTTGATATACAGCATGAGAAACTTAAGGAGCAGTACAGATCTGGAGCGATTGATTGGAAAAAGTACAACAGCCTTTTTAAGAAGTTGCAAAAAGAGGTTAATGAGGAGGCGGATAATAAGCGTAGAGCTCTCTTTGGAGGCGGAGTATCTGGATTACAGGATATTTACGATGCAGTAAGTAAGGGAACTTTTAGAGATACTGGACAGGTTACATACGGTCACGGATCCGCTTATTATACAGATAGGCGTAGGACTAATCCTAATTGCTCAGAGAGTTTAGCTAACTATGCCTCTCTTTGCGTAGGACATCCAGAGCTTATAGATATTTTAGCTGAGGATTATCCAGAGATTGTAACAGCATTGAGAGGATGCGTGGAGGCTATGTTAAAGGAGGTACCTAAGTAATGGAGGAGAAGAAAATACAGATCATGGATCTTTTATCTTATGCTATCGGTATTCCAGAGATGAAATATTTTAATCTGGATAGTGATGAACTCTTAGATGAAAAGATAGAGGTACTTACTCAGATTAAAGAGGGTAAGACGATAGCAGAGATCCCTAACTTTTATAAAGTGCTGGAGGATTTACCAGAGGATGATATGTGGGATTAACTCACAGGATAGGCTAACAGGTGTAAAAACTTGTTAGCCTCTTTTTTTTTTGCTCTGAAATAAAAATCTAAAGAAACTGAAAAAAGATTACATAGTAAATACATATTTTATCCAGATATTTACCCTAACTTATGTAGAAACATTAGGGATATTTTGCAGATAACTTACGAGGGATCAGCATTATATCCGCTGGAGATATGATCCTCTATGATTGGGATGATAACGGAGTAGGAGATAATACAGGTAGTGCGGATCATATCGGTATTGTAGTATCTGTATCTGGAGGCGTTATTAAGGTTATCGAGGGTAACAAAAGTAACGCTGTAGGCTATAGAGAGCTTGCAGTAAACGGTAAGTATATCAGAGGCTTTGTTACTCCTAAGTACAGCTCTAAGGCTACTAAGGAGGAGGCTCCTAAGCCATCTGGTAACGGAGGAGGATCTTACAATATTGGAGATATTGTAAACTTTACAGGATGCCTCCACTATACCAGCTCTACAGCTAGTGGCGTTGCATACGGTTGTAAGGCAGGACAGGCTAAGGTAACTAACAAGGCTGAGGGTGCGGTACATCCGTATCATTTACAGGCTATCTCTGGTAAGGGCTCTACTGTATATGGCTGGGTAAATGCTGGAGATATTTCTGGTAAGACAGGCGGAGGATCCGCTAAGACCTACACAGTAGTTAAGGGAGATACTCTTAGCAAGATCGCTAAAAAGTATGGAACTACTGTAGATACTCTTGTTAAGCTCAATGGTATCAAAAATAAAAACCTTATTAACATCGGACAGGTAATCAAGTTACCTTAATCCTTTAGGCACTCCTTAATATTTTTCATATAGAGGGCTACTGGCTGTAAAATGCTGGTAGCCCTCATTTTTTAGTTGTATCTAGTATATAAGGGGTGTATAATAGATAGAAACTGAAAACAGCCTCATAAAGCCCTCTATTTTATCGAGAGTAAAGAAGTCTACACCTAATATATAAAAGTGGCTGTATGAGGCACACAGGAGCTCACAGGACTATTACAGGAGGGTAAACAGGATGGCATACAGGAAAATAACGGATATAAGAGATACTATTGGTATGAGAGCGGTATTTTATGCCAGAGTATCTACAGCGGAGGAGGAACAGCTAAACGCTATAGAACTCCAGATTGAGGAGAATAGAGGATGTATTAAGGATCATGGCTGGAAACTGGTAGGAGAGTATATTGATCGCAGTAAGAGCGGTACGATGGTAAAGGGCAGAGATGATTACCAGAGGCTCTATGAGGATCTGTATGAGGATCTATTTGATATTGTAGTAATCAAGGATCAAGAGAGGCTCCAGAGAAATACTCTGGATTGGTACCTCTTTATTAACAGGGTAGTACAGACAGGAAAGCTCCTGTTTATGTACATGGATGGGAAATTTTACTCCCCAGATGATGCTCTTATCACAGGTGTAAGAGCGATCATAGCGGAGGAGTTTAGTAGAAATCTTAGTAAGAAACTCCATAACTACCACGATCACAGAATAGAAAAAGCCAGACAGGGGCAGGAGATAGCCTTACAGGGTAGTGGTAATGTATATGGATGGGATAAAAAAGATGGTAAGTATTATATAAATCCAGAACAGGCTAAGATAAGGAGGCTCATGTGTGAGGGCATTATGGCAAGAAAAGGATCTACCCTCATAGCTAAGGAGCTTAATGATGCTGGATACCGTAACACGGTAGGGAAACCGTGGAAACCTATGGATATACCTAAATTTGTATATGATTGTAAAAATGTAGGTACCATGATTATAAACAAAGAAAGACACGATTTTGAGAGTAAGCAAACTATAAAACTCCCTAAGGAGGAGTGGGTATATGTAGAAAACGCTCTCCCTCCGATAGTCACACAAGAGGAGTGGGATCTAATCTGTAAGATCCATGAGGAGAGAGTAGTAGCCACAGGATCCGACAGGAGAGGCAAGAAAACCAGCGGATACTCTTTTAGTGGTAAGCTGGTATGTGGTATCTGTGGGGCTCCTTACTGGAGGAAACAGAGAGTATCTAAGGATGAGTACTGGGTATGCAGTACAAAGCAGACTAAAGGCAGGAGAACCAGAAAAAGAGATAGCACAATGGGGAAAGCTGGAGAGATAAATCCTTTAGGCTGTGATAATGAAAATATCTCTTATAACTCCCTCATGGAGATAATGGGGGTAGTATCAGAGCGATTACAGGCGAATACAGACACAATAAAGCAGGATATGATAAATTGGCTTACTAAGTTAAGAAAACAGCTCCTAGAGGCAAATGGGGGGCATACAGAGGCAGATCTACAGCGTGAGCTCTCCAGAAAGAGTAAGCTACTGGATGCCTACTTAGATGGGATCCTAAATAAACAGGAATACCAGAAGAAAGCAGAGGAGTTAGATGAGAAGATCATCCAGCTCAAAGCAGAAACAGAAAAGAATAAGGCTAACTCTGGAGATATTGCGGAGATAGATAAAGTGCTGGCTAACATAGATGAGGAGGTAGCCAGATATGTAGATGGTAATGAGAAATTAAAAGTAGAATACCTCTTAGAGCACTTAGAGCAGGTGCAGATATTCCCAGATAAGGTTATAGTTATAGTACCGATATTGAGTGAGGGGATAGTAGTAGAGAAAACTCAGTATGTATCTAGGGAGAAATGGAGCAGGAAAGACCACATTAATGCGTATGCTTTGTACGATTGTTCAACCATCAGAAGGACAAATATTATGGAATGGTAAAGATATATGGAAACTAGGAGGTGAATACCGAGAAGTTCTGGGATATTTACCACAGGATTTTGGATATTATCCAGATTTGACCGTATATGATTACATGATGTACATTTCTTCTATAAAAGGGTTAAAAATACCGTTTGCCAGAAAAAAAGTGAAGCAATTATTAAATCAAGTAGGAATGGAAAAATTCAGTAAAAGAAAAATGAAGAATTTGTCTGGAGGAATGGTTAGACGTGTAGGAATAGCACAGGCGATGTTAAACGATCCGCAAATTCTTGTCCTGGACGAACCTACCGCTGGATTAGACCCGAATGAAAGAATACGTTTTCGTAATTTAATTAGTGAATTGTCGGAAGAACGTTTGGTGCTCTTGTCTACACATATTGTATCGGATATTGAGTACATTGCGAATAACATTATGTTAATGAAAGATGGAGAACTTTTTTATGCAGGTACTGCGGAAGATTTAGTATCTTCTATGAAAGAAAAGGTATGGCAATGTAATGTTTCGAGAAGTATGATAGACAAATATATGAATGAATATTTGGTTGGAAATATAAAAACAACAAAAACCGGAGCAGAGCTTAGAATTATTTCAATAGAAAAGCCAACAGAAGATGCTGTGGCTGTAGAAAAAAATCTGGAAGATGCATTTCTATTTTATTTTGGAGAAAAATCGGAGGAAAAACAAGATGCTTAAATTAGAATTAAAACGAATTTTTTCAAAGAAAATTAATGTATTTGCAATCGGATTGGCATTGATACTTGCTGTCATTTTTAGCGGATTTGCAGTTACAAGTAATCGCTATGTGGATGAGAATGGAAATGCTAGTACTGGAATTATGGCAACAAGAAAACTTACAGATAACAGACGAGCATGGAAAGGTACATTGACAGAAGATGAACTTGGAAAAGTTATAGAACAAAATAAAAATGCGG